AGCTGCAGCAGTAATAGTTTCACGTGAAGCAGCTTCCGCAGCAGATATTGCCTCAGCCGATATGTTTGATCCTGTGGCTATGGCTTCTCGTGAAGCAGCCTCTAGTGCAGTAATGTCTTCCGCAGACATTCTACTTAGTGCAGCATCATCAAAGCCCGCTTGAGCTATAGATGCACGGGTGGCTGCATCCAGATTAGAAATAGCGGTTTGAGTTGCGTTAGTTGCATCAGCTCGTGCCGTAGCTCCTGATTCCGCGGTATCAGTCAGGCTGGCAGTATTACCAGCGCCAGCAGCAAACTCTTTAGCTTTGTTCAAATAACCGGTATTCTCTGATGATGCTTGTGCATAAGTTTGGGCGTCTTGTTGAGCCATTGGCATGGATCGATCAACCAAAGCCCCAAAAGCTGATTCACCTGCAATGCTACTGTTCTGCAGGCCTCGAGCCCCTGCAGTCAGATAACCTTCTTGTCGTGCGCGTTGAGCTAAAGGACTGTCTTTATTGAGGATATTAGACAGTTGCCCCTGGGCAGTTTCAGTTGAAGCGTCGACCGTTCGTTGGGATGCGTCATAACCAGTTGATGTTGTTGGTGTCACAGTTTCGGCGACTCCAGGAGAGGCCTCGACTGTAGATGCTATTTCAGCTGCTTTCGGATCAGGTGCATAGTTTCCAGTCGAAGGTCCAGCTGTTCCTAAATCACCAATTAACTCACCCGCGTCATTATAAACGGAACCACCCAATGTGCCCATTTCAGACATTATAATATTCCTTTCCAATTATTTGGATACAGTTCGCCCTTGTACTGGATCTTGGTTACTGTTTCGCCCGTGTCATAATCTTCCATTACTGGTTCGCCAGCTTCATCGGTTACGCCGACTGTTTCAGTAACGCCCTGTTGCTTTTCAGCTTGATGAGCTTTGATTACCCGTAGTACTGCGCCATCCATAACCGTGGTTTCTTCAACATCAACCAGCACAACCTCTTGAACTTGCCGTTGCCTGACCTCTGTACGTTCTGGCTCGACTTCATAAGTTTCTTGTAGGATCGGGCCAGAAGGATCGGGCTGCACTGGTCGGGTAGCTGTTACCGCCGCAATAACATGGTCATAGTCTTCCATTACTGGCAGGTCAACAGTTTTCTGACGTTCTGCAATCACAGGCTCATCAACAGTCGGTAGGCTTGCGATATACGCCGCTTTTACTTCTGGTGTGAATATGAGTGCAGCGAAGCGTTGAACCTTTTCAGGGTGTGCTGTGATGTCCTCAAGGCAATCGACCTCGATAACTGGACGCTTGGCCTGTTTTGATACCTTCTCATCTTTGTAGATGTAATCAGAGAGTTGATAAGCGAGGTGATACCGCTCTGCATCGACTACGCGAATGAAGTCAGCCCAACAGCAGGCACCATCTGGGTTGATGTGTTCCGTAAAGGGAAACTCTACCGCCAATGCTTTCACAAGTTCAGGGGCTTCGCTTAGGTCTTGAGTCGAATCACAGCAGCCGCGATGGTTGGTTATTACACCGCCCTCGTTTATCTTATAGCGAACTTGTAAAGTATTGTTGTAAGACAGTTCTACTAAGTTAAATATCTTCTCCATTGGGTTTACGCCTTATATGATATTGAAAATCGTGGAGCGGAGGTGTTAGTAAAATGTGAATCTAGCAAAGCAACCCCTGTTCCATAAACAAAACCAACATCTGAGTTGCTACCATTCATCTGCATAACGACGGCATTGGATATGGTTAATCCTACAGAATAAACCACGCCGGTAGATTCCATTCCTGCCAGCGCGGTGAAGGGCTGACCTCCTACTCTTGCTTGGCCCGTGCTAGAACCTTTGTTCGTCAGAGTTAGCAAGGCATCCATTTCAACAGAGTTGCCTGTGCGCGTGTATCGGCCAAGAGTTGACCCGGCATTATAAGTTATTCCCGTAGACCCTCCACCAAATGATAGCGTGGGTGTAAATGTACCTTCCTCGTACCAATCCAGTAACTGAGAAGTGCCACCAGCAGCCGCGTCGAAATCAATCCCCTTGCCTGATGTGCCTATGACTATGTTGTCACTAACAGTAAGGGTGCCATTAGCTACGAGATTAACCGTACCTGTTGGAACTCTCAAAGCAACAAAGCCGTTTTTATTTACTAGAGTGACATCGTTAGTCGTGCCGTTGCCTGCAATCACCGCACCGTCAGCAGCGATACCAATTAAACGGCCCTCAGAAGCAGCGGGGCCTCCCGGCCATATCACCCCTGTCGATGTTACTTGTCCTGTGGAGGCAAGGGCACCGCTAACATCAAGGGTGCCTGTGATGTCAACACCCGCGCCACCAGTGAACTTGTGAGATCCTTGACCTGTGTTATATGTCTGAGATCCATCACTGGCGTTTCGCCCGATATACGAACCGTTAGATCCGAATCTGAGAGCTGATGTTGTATGGGATGCGCCAATACCAACGTCACCAGTATTGGTAACTATGCCGTCAGACACTTTCAAGCCTGCCGATGCTGTTATAACGCCACTAGCATCAAGGGTGCTAGAGAATGTAGCTCCTTGAGTAGCATCATCAAATACCACCGCCTCAGTCCCGCCAGATTTAATAGCAAAATCATGGGCAGTAGTTGTGCCTATTGTCATCTTGCCTGTAGCGCCATCGAAACTTAAATCAGACGACACCGCGCCGTCTACTCGTTCCCACTCCGACAATATTGTTGAGGCGGTATCATAAGCGACGAATTTGGATACCTGCGCTCCGCTTGATGACCCTGTAACAGTTAGTAGACCACTGACATCAAGTGTTCCTGATAACAATACATTCTGAGTACCCGTAGGAACTGCTAGAACCAATGCAATGTTTTTATTGTATATCGTCGCATCGTAGGTCGTTCCGCTGCCTGCAATAATAACACCGAGCGTGGTAGCAGACCCTATAGCACCTGTACCTGCTGACGGTGCTGACAGACCACCAGTATTTCCAACTGTTAGAACGCCACTAACACCAAGTGTTCCTGTGATGTCAGTAGCGCCAGCGGCTAGGGTGCTAGTGCCTATATCAATAGCGCCGAAGCCCGAAGTAATCGAGCCTGCGTCCAGAGCTCCGACAGTGACTAGGTTAGATAGAGTGGTAATAGCGGTTTGAGCTGCGCCAGTCACGGTAGCCGCTGTACCTGATGCGTTGCCTGTTAGATTAGCTGTAACTACGCCATCTTTAACTAAAGTCCCATCGATCGTGACACCACTGCCAACAGTAGTCTCAGCGATTATATCTGTGGTGATCTTGTCACCTGCTGTCATTACCAGGTCAGTGCCTTGAGACGCATTGTCATTAGATAACGCGTTATCTAGACCGAAAGATGCAGCGGAGCCAACAGCAGCTGCGGCACTCGCGGCGGCTGCGGCTGCGAAAGATGCAGCTGTGGCTGTGTCAGTAGGTGAGACAATCAGAAATCGGTTATTTGCAGAGTCGTACCGCGCTTCAATGATATTGCCGCTGACCACAGCATTCGCTGCAAGCACCACGCCATAAGAGGTAACTAAGGGTTTAGTCGCCAAGGAGTCAAATTTAATAGTGGATGCGCCAGTGTTATTATTGGTTGCAATAAAGCAAACCTTGTCGCCATTACGATATGCTGTTCTTACTGGATCAAAAGTAACCGCATACGCGTTTGCAGTGCCAGACTCTGTAACAAAAGAGATAGCATCATTTGTGAGGTTTTCTACAACTTTAGGCATCTTGTCAAAAGCAGCGAGTATGCTAGCAGACTCGCCCTCGACATCTTCAGCATCTGCACTAGTGCCTGCAACAAAAGAAGTAAATCGGGTGTACCAATTATTAGCCATTAACGTTTCAGCCGTCTGGGTTCGTAGTATAGAGTCAACCCTTGCAATATAAAGGGTTGGGCTTTGGCAGATTTATTATAAATCAAAAATCCTATGTTGTCTCCTGTGCCGGTTAATTTGGCTGTTGCTGAACTTTGGGCCTGTGAATTCCACTGAAACTGATCCCAGTTTGCACTATTCCAAAAGCCCCCACCGCCACTAACCACTAAGTCTTCAATAACCGAGTTTGTATCAGTGGATGCATAAGATAAATCTGCCAGGAACTTTAAATCGATATTAACTGAAGACTCTAACTCGATATCTGCTTTACGGAAACGTTTACGAGTGCCTGGGCTACCAACGTTGTTAAAATGTAGCCGACAAAAGCTAGTAATTTGTGCACCATCAAAATTACCACCTACCTGGTCTTTATATACATACCCATCAGACATTGCAAAATAGGTAACTTCAACCCCGTTTTCATCTTCAATATTAAATATCCGGTTAACTGCTGAAGGATATTTTAACGCGCCGAAATGTACGAAAGGTAAGTTAACACGACTTTGAGCGGCATTAAATGATCCTGCAGGAGAATATAGGACTAACGCTGTGCCGTCACTAAAATATACACGATATTGATTAGAAGATCTATTTATGGTGGCTGTCGTTACCAAAGATTTTTTAGCGTTAACTATATCTTGAACCAATTGAGATACTGTGGCTCCCACAAAATCACCAAAAGAATCTGTTCGTGATAGATTAGTAATACCCAAATCATCTACCGCATAGACTGTGTCTAATTTTTGAACAGTGTAAGCCTTGCCTCCAGTTTCTTCTCCCAATAATTTTATCTCCCAATCTGATGTAGTGCTGCCAAACAATCCGCGGATTTGGCGGCTAGTGGTAATATTTAATACAGCTCCAGCCATACTTTGCAGTCCAGTGATTTCATCACCCAAACCAAATTCTGCCGCACCCAAAAATCCATTAAACGTTAAAGGTTCTCCGATTACAGTATGCTGCAATGACCCACCAGGAAATCCAAAAAACAGATAATTTCTATGTTGTTCTACAAATTGAGGTATGTTTGTTGTGGGCTGTCCGCCTAATGCTGTTTGAGGCATCAATATGGGTGTGACTATTTCGTTTTCGTCTATTTCAAACCCCGGGCCTACACCGCTGCAACCATAAGCCCGGTATGTTGTGGCACTGCCAAAAAAGTTATGATTAACAAATTGATAATGTCCATTAATCGGGAAAGCAAAAACTGTCACTACTGAAGCGGATGTCGCAAAAGTTACACCACCTATTTGCAATGCCTCATTATCTTGAAAAGTGCCAGAGACGGTTGTCAGTGCTAAATACCCTGCGGCACTGCCGTCCCAGGCGCCCGCATGTAAGACTAGTCTATGAATCACTGCTGTCGCAGCTGAAGTGGCACCAGTAACTGTAGTGCCGGGAATAAATGGCCCAGCTGCCGTGCCGGCGTCAAAGAAAATATAACTGGACATCGTGAGCCCGGTAGTTACCCACCCTGCCGGGCTAGATTGGAACATAACCCCTGCAGTTCCGCCGGCATTATTTCGAACACAAAACTTTTTATCTTTTAGCTGCCAGATGCCTCGAATTTCCCCAGAGCCTGCAGGCACCGTGATGTCGCCCCGATACTCGTCTGCAGCTGCAAGCTGAAATGTTAATTTAGCTGTACTTGAAGGCGATCGTCCAATAGATGCAGTGGGCACAGTCATCATAGTGTAGGCAGAGCTGTTAAATGGCTCACCCTGTGTAAACGTACCAGAGACCTTGGTGACTGCAACTGAATTGTCACTGATACCTATTACTGTGCCTGACGCACTTGATGTATCCCCGGTAAGCACATCCCCTGCACTTAACCCTGCCACGCTGACTAAATCAAAGCCAGTAAAGGTTGCAGCACTTGGTGCAGGACGTCCATCGAACCGTTCGTATCCTGCAATTCTTCTATAACCTCCGTGATACCATGGCTCAAAGTTTTGCATAGATATGCATTTACCTGGAGTAATGTTTATTGGAGGAGTAACTGTATCGAGTCCACCGGCAAACGCATAATGTCTAGTTTGAATAGCCATTAGCTTGCTATGACTTCAATGCGATTACCTGATGATGTGAATCTAGAGTTAAATTCGTTGTTAAGATATTCAGATTCCAGTACAGGCAACCATTCAGCCACTAGCTCACGACCAGATATTTTTGCATCTGTCGCATTTTCGTAGTTGCCATAATAAATTAACGCCTGACCTAAAATAATTTCATGATACTCTTCTGGAATTGCAGAAATAGTTGTATTTTCAGACATTGGTACGGGTTTTAAATAATAGTCTGCAGTAATAGTATAAGCTGCATCAGGGATAGGATCCAGACGCAAAGTCTTATTAGGCATTATAATAATTCGAGAAGGTTGGTTGTACGAGCTAACAGTTGTATCAAATACTTCGTGTTTGACTTTTTGATATTCAACTACGTCGATTAACTCACCATCAATCTTAAAAGTACTAGGATCCCAGGCGCCATGAGTGTCTGGCACTATATAATCTTGGGTGCCTGATACAGTGTTTACAGAGTAAGGAGTGTCAGACCATAAAAATTTCCAGTCGTGCCACTTTTTTTGAATTGCCAAATCAGCCCGTCGAATCCAGCGCACCATGCGCAAAGCTTCACCTGACTGAATTAATACTGAACTGGGCGCAGCTCCGGCCCCGCCAGCTTCCCTATGTAAGTCTTCGACTAATTCCAGAAAAGTACTCATTCATCACGAGCCCCAAAAGGTCTAGCTTTATCTTTCTTAGCCTTACTTTTAATGCTAGCTTGATAGGTTGCCAATTTAGGAGTTTCTTCAACTACAGGTGCTTCGGGTTTAGGCGCCAAAGGTTCTGGCTTAGCTTTAAAATCTTTTAGTTTAACTGCTGGGGTAACTGGCGTTGTTTCCTGCAGTTCTTGAACTTCAATTTCCTTAAAGTCTCGATCATATGTTTTGCCAGCTTGTGACCATTTGGCTAAACCGCCACCCATTATTTGTGAGTGATCTTTGTTCTTATCAAAACTCATCTACTAGTTCTCCAGATATTAGTATTTAACTGACATTGAGTCGTCAGAATTTTCACTGCGTGGATGTTGAATCCTTGATTCATCTGTGTTTTCATATCGGGTGTTAATGCACTTGCGCCCAGAGACACCTTCGCTCAGAGACTTACCTGCATCAAATTCCGACAACACATCTGAATGACTGTAATCAGTTTCCATAATGTTGGCCTTAAAAAATGAGTGGGCGCTTTAGCAACCCACTCGAAGTTTTAGCAAATGTCGAAAGACTTGCCTTTAGACGTTGCGCTGGTTTTTCCAGGATTATCCACGATACGACCCGGGTAATTACCGGTTTTGCTGTCGACGCTCATATTCGCTGTTGGACCAACCGCCATTGAGTCAAACCCTGAAAGGGAACTCAATCCGTATTCGATACCAGACTTGTCGGGTTGTTTAGCGCCCGCATTGTCCAATGTACCTTTAATTGCTACTTGCTTGTCCATATTGTTTTCCTCTTAAGAAGTTGCACCAAACCATTCGATTTCAAGTAAAACATCAGCAATACCTGTAATAGATCCACCAACTGCATCAACGAAAGTAACAGTTACCGCGGTTTCACCCCCGGGAATATCTACCTTTGAACCATCATCAGGGAGCCACAAACCAGTATTAACTGCAGGAGAAGATCCCGCCAAGGTTGTGTTACCTGAGTCAAAGTAAAGATCAGCATCACTGCCATCCCCTACTTGAATTGCAGCACCTGAAGTTGTGCCAACAAACGTTTCGCTGATGTTGAACAAACTAACACCTACTACGCGTCCTCGACGTCCAGCGCCTGGGTTGGTTGTATTCGGACCATCTTTAGGAGGCATAATAACCTCTGAAGCATCACCGGTATCGCCAAAATCGACTCCCTGAAAAAGGTAGCTTGTTACTCGTCCATTATCGTAAGACATATTATTGCTCCTTAAGCAGCGTCGTCAGTCCAGTGAATGATACGTGCTTGTGCAGCACTCGTTTGTGCAAGACCGTATCCAAGCTCAGCATACCAAGCAATACCGCGTGATCGACCAAAGTCAGTAGGAATCTTACCGCGAATTTCTTCAGGAATGGCAAATGCTTCTACAACGGTGTCTGCACCGAAAAAGAAAATGTCATCTGAATTGGATGAACCCGTAGCAGCGATGCCCGTTTGCTCAACATAGCGAATGCCTTCATAACGGCCTTTCTCGCCATTCATAATTGTGTGCCAACCTTCAGACGTGTACTGGTGAATATCTTCTAAGAAGTTTTTCATGTACCGAATGTTAGAAGGACGCGTGATTGCAACGTAGTTCGTACCGTCGTAAGTGGGAATATCCCGCTCAACCATTGTGTCAGATATAACTTTTGCATGGCTCAAAGTTGCTTCGTTCGCAAATTCGTGGCTATGTGCTGTACCTGGATTACTTGCTTCATTTAACGTAAATGCTGTAGCAGTAGATGCTGTCGCTTTCAAGGGTGACAACTTAAACTGGGCATGAGCTGCTGCGTCAAGTGCTTTCCGTGCGTCGTTCTTTAGAACTTTATGGATCACCTCAGTGATAGGTTGTTCAGACAGATCGTCTAATTTCTTGGTGAAAGGTACGCTGTTACCATACTCTGTGATCGTCAGGGAAGCCTGAGTGACCGTAAAGTTTGTTTCTGGCATCTGTGTAGTTTCATTCAGTACGCCACCTTGTGTGACAACATCTGAATACACGTTCCAGTTAAAAGTTTCGCCTTTACCCAAACCAAAAGCTTCTCTTGCGTCACAAAACTGACGAAAGCGAACCATTGGTTGTAGTGCTGTACGGAGTTTTCGAGACAAATTGTCCGAATACATAAACCCGCCTAGTGCGTTTGTGCCCCAAATCTGTGACATGTTCTATTCCTCAATAGTCGACATCTTATTACGGCTGTCCACGTGCTTCACGAACCTGTCGTAATGCATCAGAAGGTGTTTGTGCCTCTTCTGTCGGTGGTGCTTCCCTGGCCGCTGTACGGCTAGCTGGCATAGCAACAAGATTATCTTTTTGTTGTTG